AGTACCTCCTAAAACCACGTATGGGTTCGAACCCATCCGTGGCTCTCGAGGGTAAGCAGCAAAGTTGCGCTAATAAGAGCCCTAAAGGCTCAGATGAGCGATACTTGCCCAAGTTGATGTAACATTGTGAAATGTAACCTTCAACTTGATGCCTGGCCTTTGATGGTGAAGCCTCGTCGAAGTTACTGACGAGACCCCCGTCGCCAAAGCCTTCAGGAATGCGAATCTTTCTGTCCTTACTTGACAACCTGGAAACCAGGTAAAGCCAAGTGGGAAGCAGTCGGATATCACATCCAAGTCGGCCTAAGCGCATGTGGGCATACCTGCGTACGGAATTGGCCATGCTATAGATAACCATAGCATAGTCATCCCGTTGCCCCTTCCAAAAGAAGGGACGCACGTTTACCCCATCAAAGAAATCCATGCCGCAAGATTCGAAAAACCTACCAGCCAGGTAAGTTTTTCGGGCGTTAACGCTAAACCCGAGAAAGTCTAGCGCCTCGATCAGGATAGGTGCGGAAGCCTGTGGTAATATAATATCATCACCATAAGCTGATACACCTACTCTTTCACCGGTAGCGGCGACAGCAAGAGCATAGAAGATTAAACTTTCTAGCTCAAAAGTGTAGCCATTACCCATAGAAGAGAACTTCTCCAACCTATGTTCAACTCCCTCGACCTCCGCGTACTCAGTACGTGATAGATCAAGAAGAGATGCCCATTCGAATGGTAGAAGTAGCCAAACTAGTTCTTTGCTAACAGTATCACTAGCAGAAGATAAGTCAATAGTAGCTAAACCTGCAGTTAAAGCAGATTGAGCTAGTTTTTGATTCCTAGTTTGATCATCCAGATCAACCCCAGATTTCTTCAACTGACGACGAATCAAAGCCCCGACTCCTAACTGGACATAAATGTTCAGATGGGGTTCGATAGCAATGATTCTGTCAGTTTTAGCATCTTTGGGAACGCATGTAACCTTACTAGCAGTGCGTAATGCAATATCGCGCACAGCAGTCCTCCACAGACGTGGAACAAGACTGTGCCAGTAAGGATACAACCGAGGCGTCACATGCAACGAGCTTGTGAATTTTCTTGAGGGTGTTACGTCACGTCCAGAAACGGACGTCGTTGCTCCTGGACCAAAACGAAAGTTCGCCTCCGCAAATTGCAATTTGGACCCAGTTAAGGGACCAAGGATTTGCCAGATGATGCCCCGAGCTCTTTCGAGAACGAGGGAAATCTCTGGTGATACCGAAATGGTACCATCAACAAATCCGCGGATACGTTCATTAGTAATGGCACAGACGCGCTCAGAGTCGAAGAACTTTTCATATGCGTTCTTCTTTCTATCGAAAGAAGTCGGCACACGATGGTTCTTCCTAAGTATTGATACAACCAAATAGTCATCAGCGAAGGATGCAGCACTGTTATAATTTGAAGGATCAATTTGTTTTTCAACAAGCTGGTCCCACTCTTTATAACTAG